TAAATTTAATTCTACCTAGTTTGAAATCTGCCATGTTTAACCTTTATTTACTAATACTATTTATACGAGTTTATACTGCTGATTGCCAAGATGTTGTCGCTACAGGATATGTTGAACCCTCTGCTGTGGCGAAATCATCTGTTGTCAAGGCAGTTGCACCCCTAGATTTATTTTCCCTTTTTACAAAATAACCATTATCATCTATGAAATATGTTGCGTCACCGTCTTCAAATACATATTGATGATATTTGTCACTTGTGTTGTTTTTATATTCTTTATCTACATAACCTACTGCGACTTGTGAACCGTTAAAAGGAGCTACTTTGAAAGTAACCACACTTGAAGCATAAGTCCAAACCTCGTCAATTGGTTGTTTTACACCATTTAAAAATACAGCAATTCTTGTACCATCTAAAACTGGTGTAGTTAATGTAAAAGTTGTAGCAGAACCGTTACCTGCGAAATATTGTGTACCAGTTTGTAATTTTGTTACTTCATCTGTGTAGTCAACTTTAGAAGGCAACTGTCTGTTACCATTTTTATCTGTAGGATTACCACCGTCAAAGTCAAGACTATCTGTACTGTCTTTATCAACTTTTGTATAATATAAAAGACCCTCAGTTGTTCTTCTTATAGCGTGAAAGCCCTCTTTACTTTGTTGACCAACTGGTGCTACATATCCTAAAGTTGCCATTAACTAATCTCCAAAATACTTGCATATGCTTCCACATCTACAGAAGAACTATCTGGATTAGGGTCGGCATATATTCTTAATATGTCAGAAGTTTCAATGTTAATAGGTTTATCTAAAACTAATGTATTGTTTGCTGGTACTTCTAAACTTCTACCTACATGTCTAAATGTAGAACCACCGTCTATCGTTACTTTGACATTTACTTTTGCTGAATTTGTTGCACTTAGATTTGAAATATAGATAGCATGAATAACGGCAGTCACACCTGAACCAGCTGTGTACATATTACCTGTTGCGTTATCTAAAACACCAACATCAAGTCCTGCGTTTTTAAAACTACTCGCCACTTACTATCCTCCAAATACTATAGCGTATGCTAATGCATCACCATCCATCGCCAAAGTACCTGATTGGTTTGGCAATGTTACCGTTCTATCGGCAGTTGGTTCTGCAACCGTTAATGTTGTTTCGTATGCGTTAGCTAACGCACCTTCAAAAATAATATCTGCACCATCAAGTGTAATGTCATTATTAGTTACAGCACCTGTTGTTGTAACATCTTGTAGTGTTACTGCACCAGCACCACCTACTTCTTTAACTACACCACCAGTTGTCTTAGTATAAAACTTACCATCAGCAACATTCATTGCCAATTCGCCAGCAACTAAATCACTTGCTTGAGGAATTGCTAATGCTGTGTTACTTCTTTTTGGTAATATTTGTACAGCCATTACTTATGTTTCTTTATCTGTTTGATTATTTTTGCTTTAGTTAATCTTCTATCAACTTCAATGCCGATTTTACGACCTAAAGTTTCTAATTCTTTTTTAGTTTTTTTCTCTAAATTTTTTGTGTCAACACCTTTTAGATACTTTACAGGCTCATCGTATGTGCCTACAACCTTGTCAATAATTTTTTCAATCCACTTAAACATTAAAATGTCTCCCCGTCAACTTTGATTACTGTAACTGCACCTGCACCACTCACGGCAAAGTTATCTGAGCTGAATGATGCAACACCAACATTTGAAGTTGATGCTAATTCACCAGCAATTGTTATTGTGCTTCCTGAGGCAGTAGTATTAATACCCTCGCCAGCAAGAAACTCTAAAGTGCCACCTAATGCAACACTACCTTGTGTAGAACTTTCATCTGTAAAATATAGAGGGTCAGCAAGTTTAGCACTTGCGATTGAACCAGCTAACATGGCATTTGTAATACCTAAAGCTTTAACTCTTAATGCATCTGAGTTTACTTCTAATGAACTGTCATCTACTTCTACATTTAAAGTATTTCCTGATTTACTTAATGCTGAACCAGCGTTAACTTGTCCTGCACCTGAGAATTGTTCAAATGTAATTGCATCTGAACCAATTGTAGGATTTCCGTTATTCGTTGTTACATAACCGTTATCACCATTTACAGTACCTTCTTGTACAAAGAAGAAAGAACCACCGTTTACTTCTGTAGCTTCGTCACCGTCTGGTGTTCTAGTTAATATCCAATTTGCTGAACCTGAACCTATGTTTGTAACTTTATACAAACCGTTTTGAGCGGCTGTTGATTGGTCTTTAACCATAACTCTATCGTTAACAACCATCGTTACACCATCAATTACTAAAGCAGCTTGTGTGCCTGAGTTTGTTAATGTTGCACCAACACCAGAAGTACCGTTAGAGTAAGTAGCTGCTAAGTTAGCAGTTGTACCAACTCTAACTGCATCTTTAATATCTAAACCTTGTGCAACTGTATCAACATATTTTTTATTTGTTAAAGAGTTATCTGTGAAACCAGCTCTTTCTTCATAGTCACTAGGAACTGTAATTGTACCTGTGCCATTTGGTGTAATAGTTAAATCACCATTTGTATTTGTAGTTGATATATCATTACCGTCAATTGTAATATTGTCAATCGCTAATGAAGTTAATCCTGCTAAACTTGTACTAGTAGCACCTAAAGCAACTGTAGTAGAACCAAAAGTAACTTGTGGATTTGCTATGTTACCATTTGAGATAGCCGCACTACCTGATAAATTTGAATTTGTTAAACCTGTTGCATTGATTGTTACCGTATTATCTGTAATGGCAGCTGCTAAACCAGAACCACCAGCAAATGTTAAAGTTTCTGCCGTATTGTATCTGTCTGTACCTGTGTCGCCAGCTAAGTTAATAAACTGATTGACAGTTGCGAAAGATAAATTATTAGAACCGTCTGTTTGTAAAAATTGTCCTGCTGTACCATCTCCGTCTGGTAATACGAATGTTGTTGAAGTAGTAACGGCATTAGGAGCTTTTAAACCTATAAAGGCTGTACCGTTATTTGTTCCTTCGTTGAATTTTATTGTACCACCGGCTGTAGCAGAATTACCTATAATGAATTCGTCAATCGCTTTGTTAGCATCAACAATAAGTGTTGAACTAGCAGTTAGTGTACCATGAGCATGGTCATTTAAGTCTGCAAAATATTTACCGCCGATTACATCAATCGAACTTGCGTCACCGTTACTATCTATTGCACCTGTACCGATGAATAATCTGTCACCTCTATTTGCCTGTGAACCTGAACCAAAGGTATAACCAAATTCACCTTGTTTCAGTGTACTTGGCGCTGTAGTAGCTGAACTTCTTTTAATTTGAATTACTGTTGCCATATTTCCTTAAAAACTCCCACAATTGAACACTAGCGTTCCTGTTGTTGTTACTATCTCCGTACGAGCAACAAATTTTGCATCACTCGACCTATACTGTAATAATGCTCCATCATCTAAATTTGTCGTATCAACATCACCTAATAATTTCAATTGAAGAGAATTGTTACTTGCTGCCTGAGCCGATGGCAATGTGACAGCCACCTTCTGAGGACCAGATTGTGTGTTCGTATTAATCTTAGCTGTAATATCTGGCATAAACTCTCTCTTCCTCTTGTATATTTATAAAGAAAATAAGTTTAATTATGTAGTAACATTTGGACGGACATTAATAATTCCTTCGATAACTCTCGTTACCTGTGCTCCGGATGTAACTTCAAGGTCATAAACATACCTTGCTGGTGCATCTAAAGCTGCCGTCTGTGTAGATGTTAATGAAAGTGTAACCACGCCAGTAGCGGGGTCTGAGGCAATAGTAGTAGTCATTGCTACTCTGGTTCTAGTAGAACTATAACCTTTGGCCAACTTTGCTGAGGCCGTATAACCAGTTAAATCAAATAAGTTGTTACTACTATCTTTAAGTGTAACATCTGAACTAAATGATGCTCCTTGGTCAATCGTTAGATTTGCTATCGCTGCCATCTGTACTCTCTTCTGGTTTCTCTTTCTTTAACAACTCAACAATTTTCTTGTTGTAATGTTCCGTCAATACATCAATTTTTTCAATCTCAACCATATGTCTAGTCCTACCTACTTGAATTTCTTGTCTTACTGTTAAATAATTTTGCAATTCTGGACTAAACTTACTTTCATCATACTCTTTTCCATCAATCTTAATCATAAACTCATTCTCCTTACTTATATTTATAACATAAATTCGGCTGTGTACCATTTTTTTATGTCTGGTACCATGCCTTTTGTTTCATTAAGTGGTAACACCTTGTCTATTATAGCATTATATGTGTCTGTATCTTCACTATAAGGCTTAAAATAAGGGTCATTACCATATAATAAATCTTTGTCGTTTAATAGGTCTGCGAAATCCTCTTGAAAGTCATGTGACAGCCACCAAGCATAACAGATGGCCACCACATAACTTTTAGATGGATATATCCAGCCTACATCTCTCTCATTAAAATATTTAATTGCATCATCAACTACATTATTTGTTTTTTGTATATTGACTTTAGACAAATCGTCTTCATGTACTACATTTAGTCTATGATACAACTCTTGTTTAATTTTCCAATCTTTCATCGTACCAATCTAATAATCCTTTGTAACCATTACAACCATATGTCAAGTCAGTGACAAATCTATAATGTTCAGTTAAGCAGTGACCATAATGAGGACACTTTCTGCATATATCACTTATATTTAGTATCGGTTCCTCAAGCGCCCATTTCTCGTATTCACCAAAATCATCTAACTCTTTAAAATATTCATTGTCGTTTAAGTCAAATTCTAATACTGCAAACTTTCCATTTGGTGTAATGTAAACATGGTCATCTGAAAAGGCAGAATATTGTTTGTTTATACTTTGTATAATTTTGCCTTCATTTATAAAATCAAATTTCTTTTCTATAGGACTATCAATCCACTTTTTAACATGTTCTTCAAAGTCTTTGTGTGTGACAGGTTGTTGATTTGCCTGATTAGTTGAGTATGGTTTTATTTCTACACTCTCAATACTAGAACATGCATTTAACATTGTAATCATTTCTGATACATTTTTTTGTAATACTTTCTCACTTGCAAGAATTAATACGGCGATTGGTACCTCACTTCGAAGCATATTCTGATATACTCTATCAGATTTCTCCCTTGCTTCAAAATCATATGATACTGATAAGTAAAAATCATCTTCAAAAAAGCCTTCATGTAGCATAGAGAAATTTGTTATAATATTAATTTTACCACCATAATACTTTCTTATAACATCTCTAACACCATAAAAGTAATCTTTCTTTAAGGCACCAATCTCTCCCCCGTACAAATCAATCCAATCTATCTCTCTATTTTGACTGATTTGATTTAATCTTTTATCTAAGTCAACTAAGCTAATTCTTTTCTGGTCTTTTAATTGTTCTGGTGTAAGATAACAAAAGTCACAACTAAAATTGCAAAAGTAACTAGGATTAATTGATACAGTTATAGGTTTCATTTATATATTGTTAAATCTACTGGCATAGCCAATCTCATTTTACCATTAAAAGTTTCTACATTGTGATATAAAAAACTAGGAAATATTAATACATCACCACTAGATGGTGTAAATCTAATTTTTTCAAACATTGATTGAAACTCATCAATATAACCACGATTAGCATTTGTTCGTGGGTCATGCAATACTATATTACCACCATTCTTTTCTTCACATAACAAATAAAATACAGCACTTAAATGCGAACCTGAATGATTATGTTTAGGCATTGCATAGTTTGTACCGTAACCTGTAATCCATGCTCTTAAATCATAATCTTCATTTTTTAAATTAATATCATAATTATCAAGATAGCCTTGAAAAGATGATATCACAAATTTATTCAACTCATTTAGTTTAGGGTCATCTAGTATATTTTCACCACTTACATTAGCAGAAACTTTATTACTGTCACCATAATTAGTAAGTATGTGTTGTGTTATTGTATCTGGTATATTCGCCTTTGTTAGATAAACAGGCGTTGACCATAAATTATTAAATCCTTCTTTAATCATTATATACTTTTATACTTTCATCTACATAAGGTGTTACTTCCTTATTTAGTCCATTAATTTTTATTATATCTGGTGCTACAGATTTCATAGTCTTACAGTGTTGTTCTACAAGACCATGTTCTTTATAATCTTTAATTGTTTTTCTACAACCATTACATATCTGAAACATAGGGCAAGTTAAACAAGATTGTTTCATCATAGACAAATGCATATCACTTGATAACGGTTGAAAGAACTCACCTTTCATTTCTCTGTCAAAGTCAATAGGTTTATCTTTGTCATCACCAAATGCACCACACGAATAGTAATCACCACCTGGATTAAATGCACGAATGCCACTATCACATGTTCTACTTAGAGGACATGTTGTTTGTTCTCTTCGTAATCTAACTGCCATTTGTTTAGTGTTATATTCCCACTCCATTAAACCAGCATTGTATATCTCAACATATGATTTGTATATGTCTGCTTTTAAAAATGGTTTCTCTTGGTCGCCACTTGCCATTGCATAGTTTACTTTTGCAACCACACCCATTTTCTTAGCCAACTCAACTGTCTTAATGACTGTATGTGCATTTTCTGGTACAATAACTGCGATAAAATCTGGTCTATAACCACAATATTCTAACATTGCATCTGAACACTTCCAAAAGTCTTCTTCTGTAAACTCTGAGTAATCACCTTTTAGTCTACCACCACCATATTGAAAAGATGTTGCGATACCTGTTCTAGTATGATTAAATAAATCTTTCCATTTTTCAGGTTTTTTATAGAATGGCCATAAATTTGTAGTTAGTGATAATGTAGCACCGTAATTATGTTCTTCTAAATGGTCAATTATCTTCCAATAATAATCAGGTTCCATCATTAATGGGTCACCGCCATTTACAATTATAGTTTTGGTATCTGGAAATCTTTTGAGAAATTTAAAAATGTAATCATGGTCTAATACATCCTTCTTATGCTCTGCAATTTTTGTACTAGAACAGAATGTACATTTAAAATTACATAACTCAGTTGGTTTTATTATTAAGTCCATCTATATAATACCTAAAGTTTAATATTCTATTTTTACCTGATGTGTGTATCATCTTGTAAGTAAATTGTTCACTTTGATTTAACCAAATCATATCAAATTTATTTGGAAAAATCTGATAAAACTCGTCTAATCCTGCTCTTATTTCTAAGAAATTCATATTGTCATGTGTACACTCATCAATAAAAATAAACACATTGGTATTGTGACTTAATTTATGATGGTAATGGTCATTATGAAAATACTTTAAATTTGGTGGTACTCCTTGCCACATTTCAT